ATTTTTTTGATAGGCTTTTAAAAGTGAATATAGAAGGGATGTTTTCCCTGAGCCCACGGAACCTTGAATAATCATAAAAAATGGTGGTTTTGGAAGCTCTTTTTCTAATTGTTGAATTTTTTTAATAAGGCGTGGATGTTTTTTTTCACTAGGAATAACTTCACGTTTCATATATATATATTTAGATTTTAATCTTTTATTTTTTCTAGTAATTCCCAGTCTCCAGTGTCTAAATTTTCTTTAAGTTCTGCTTCTTCTTCTTCATCATCTATGAAATGGTCTAAAGCGTGGGGATTATTTTTAAATCCTTCTTTTGGTTTAACATTTGTAGAAAATGGATTTAATCCTGCAATTGGGTCATAAATTACTTTATAATTTGTTATATTTCCCCCTTTTGTTAAAAATTTTTCTCCTAAACTTTGAAATGTCGGTGCAGTTCCTTCAGAAAATCCCACCATAGGGATTCCCGTTTCAATACTTAATAATTTAGAATGATTAGCACCTAAACTATGGCCAGTCAAAGTTATATTTTCTTCTCCGTGTTTTTTTTCAAATCTTCTAAGCCATCCTAATTCTCTTTTATGTCTTAATGTTTGAGATAAATCTCCTTTTAAAATTGATATATCATCTTCTAAATCTTGATTATCTTTAATATCAGTCCCTCGTTGAGCTACTATATAATGTTTAGTTTTTGAATTATAATAAACTGCTCTTTTTTTTGATGATTCATCTTCTATATATTCATAACCTCTAACTTTTTTTTTTCTATTTGGTTTGTATGCTTGCCTAGAAATTGAAGCATATAAATCCATTTCTTTTTTTTGTTCCATTTCAGGTTTTTTCTTTTGTTTTTTTAAAGTTCTTTTAACAAGTGTTTTTCCGGTTTCTATTACTTGTTTAGGACTAAAAAAATCAGGTTTAAAATAATCAATAAGAATATCCATTTATTATTTTAATTTAGATTAAATCTTTTTTTAAAAGATGTTATACTTTGAGCTATAGTTGGTTTATCCCATAAAATATATCTAGATAAACTACCGGGACTCATAAAATTTGACCAATCTTCATTTACTTTATGTCTTGATAAATAAGCTTTCTTTTTTTCATTAGCCTTTTCTTTACCATCTCTTTTATAATATAAAGTATAGTCCATATATCCGGACGCTCCAAAATCTACCACTTTTTTTTTATTTTCAGAAGTAAAAATTGCTCTTAATTTCTTATCTTTTTTAGGTGATTTTTTAAATATTACTTCAACCATTAAAAGATATAAGATTTTAAAAATTTAATATGTTTTTTTAATCTATTTATTTTTTCATAATTTAAAATCTCGTTATTATATTTATATTCATTTATTAATTCTTCAGTTAATAAATGAATTAATAATTTAATTTCATCGTTAAATGATAACATTAAATATATATAGAATTTTAATTTTGAACCGTTCCACCTATTAACATTGCTTTAAAAGTTTGTCCTACTAATTCAGGTTTATTTTTTTGGAAATCATAAGGAAAAGTTAAAATTCCATCTATAACATAATTATCAGGATTTATAATAATATTATAAACATTATTTACATATGTTTTCATTTCATATTTAAAACCTAATGAATGGTCGGCATCATCTCTCCATTGTCTTTCTCCTTCACTATCTATAATATGAGCGGGATAAGTGCTAGTATGAGGTGTAAAATCACAATCTACCGCAGATTTAAAAATTGAGTAATTATGATATAAATCGTCATCTTGAACCATTCCTAAGCCTGGAATTTTAGAAGAACATATATAATCTCCTTTTTCAATATTACCTCCTATATTACAAACCCACATCATACCTTCACCACACGATAAACTATAAGCAATATTACTTTCAGGTGTTTTTTGTGGAATAAATAATGAATAAATATTCTCTTCTTCTTTTGAATCTGGATTATTAACTACGAAATCATAAGAACTTAAAATACCATAAACATTTTTATCTTTTTCTTTTGTTGTAAAATTACAATATAAATGAGCTTCGGTTAATTCAGGTTTATTTATATAATTCCCCTCAGAAGATAAAATTAAACCATAAAAACTTTTATCAATTTGGGATGTAATACTACCGATTCTAATAGGATGGATTCCTGAAAAAAAGTAACCTTTATCAAGGGCAATCCGCATCTTCGCAATTTGAGCTGCTCCAGAATAAACTTGAAATGTTGCCCAGTTTCTATTAGAAGCACCAGCACTTCCTACAGGTGCCCCTGCCATTCTATAACGACTCATTGCGGTTGAAGTTGAACTATCAGTCGCCGTATCTAACATATTAGAAATTGATAGTGTTCTTGTATCTACAGTTCCTAATCCAGCAGGTTCAGTTTGATAAATATAAGTATTACTACTCATTGTAATTGTTCCACTAGTTATTCCTAAGGTTGAGCTTGCGGTAATATCTAAATTAGTTCCTCTTGCGACTATATCATCTACTCTAACATCGGGTCCATTATAACCTCCCGTATTATTTATACCTGACAATCCTATACTTGCTCCTAATGAATTTATACTACCCGTAGTAGTTATACCTGAAGAATTAACATTTAAGGATTGAATATTAGTAATTGGTAAATCTCCACCGTCTCCTCCTGCCGTTAAAACTTGAGTTAAATTTGGCGTAGCACTTACTAATGAATCCGCATAAGCTTTAGTCGCTACATCTTGACTAGATACGGGATTAGATACATTTACAATCCTATTATTATGGCAATCCATAGTTCCACTTTGAGATGATTGAGATGAATTTAAAGTTAATAAAGATTCATCAACACCACCGGCATTTCGTCCCGTTAATACTAAACCATAATCATTAGTAGATGAAACATTACCATTAATACCATATGCTTTAGATAAAGTAGGCTCACTTAAAATTAAATCTATTGTTCCCTGGTCTTTTACTAAAATTTGATTGCTTCCTTCAACGAATAAATTCCCTGTTAATGTAGAAGTTCCATTAACATTTAAACCGGTAGCAGTTAAAGTTGCTACATTTGTTATATTATGATTTGTTAAATCTAATTCATTATTTAATGTTGTTATATCATCAACGGTTAATGTTCCGTTAACTTGTAAATTTCCGCTTATATCGTGTCCTCCTGAATTTAAAAATTGGCAGTTAATAGTATCTGTATTATTTATGTTTTTATTATTCATATTTACATTATCTACTGCTGGATAAGTTGCCCACGTTGAAGCTACAATTGGAGGGTTAGGTGTAATTCCACCACCGGAACCCCCGCCACCTGGATTAATTCCACTCATTATATAATATAAACTAGAAAAAAATTTATATTATATATGATTTTTAATTAGAAAAAGAAAGGGTCAAAACCGCGTCCCGCAGATGCAATTCCTTTAAATATATCTTCCCAAATTTTAGAATCATCTTGAATTACTTTTAGTGCTTCTTCGTAATTAGGCGATTGTCTTAAAAATCTTAAATCAATATCTTCTTCATCTGCTTTAGCAATAATAAGTTCTAATTGGTCCTGATATTTATTAACTTCTGATTCAATAGTAGGTAATAATTGTTCTATTTCTCTTAATTTTGCCTCGGCTTGGGGTTTTTTCTTTTCTGCTTCATTATATACTCTTTCAGCTAGTTCCCAAGTTTCCCATCCCACTTCTGAAGGTCCTTGATTCATTATAAAAGCTGCGTTATACATATCGCTCCCATATTTAGATATTTGTTGTTTTAAATTATCAATTGCTCCTTTAGCTAGTCTATATTGTTCTGACATTGTAAATATATTTTCTAAAACTGTTCTCCCTTGAATTTCAATAGGCGATATAATTTCTTCTACACCTGTTAATGTTTCTAAATCTTGAATTTCATCTTTAACTGTTTCAATATTTTTTTCTCCTAAATATAAATCAACTAAATTAGAAATATCAGAAGCGATTTCTTTATTTGAATCATTAATTTTAGATTTTTCTAATTGTCTTTTTTGAGATTCTAATTTTGCCTTTTCTTCTTTTATTGCTTTTTCTGCTTTATTAATTCTTTCTTGAGCTCCTTGTTGTAAATAATATGCACCTCTTCCAAATTCCTCATTAGCTTTTCTTAAATCAGCTTTAGCTTTATTTAAATCATTATTAAGAGAGGTTAATTTTGAATTAATTTCATTTATAGAATTTTGAACAACTGAAGCTGAAGGAATGGATGGATTATATGGTTTATCTACTTCTCGTAAATAGAAATTAATAATTCCTTCTTTATTATTTTGGCCATACAATTTTATAGCTTCTGGTAATGTTTCCTGAACTCTTAAATTAACTTTTTCTTTTTCTAATTGTTTTTCAATTTTTATTTTTGCTCTTTCTAGTTCTTCCTCTTTTCCTGCTAGTTCATCCATAACGTCATAATATTCCTCCATTGATGGTTTCCATAAATTATTATATAAATTATCTCTTATTATTTTTACTCCTTCTTCATTTGTAGGAACACCTAAAGCTGTATCTAATAAATCTCTAATACTCATTAAACCGGATGCTACACTTCCTATGACTGGAATCCCTAATAATTCATCAGGTAATTCGTGATTTCTTGCTCTATAATTTCCTGTCGCTTGGTCTATTGCTAGTAATCCTAAATCTACAACTGAAGCTACTATATCATAAGGTCCTATTTTTTCTAATACTTTTGATGGTAAAGTTGCTAGTTTTTCTCCCCAATCTACCATCATTTTAGCAATTTGTTTTCCTGTTTCACCTGTAAATTTTTTTTCTAAATTAGCCCCTACTTTTTTTAATAAAGGCGATATTACTTTTTCTATTGTAAATTTTACTTCATCTACTACTGGATTTTTTCCTTCCATTATTTTTATTGCTGGTGCTAGCCCTTCAGCTTTTAATAAAGACTGCATAATATCTGGAATATATTCTAAAACTTTTACAATTTTCCCATTCAAAGCTTCATTATTAGTATAATTTCCTTCATCAATCATATCAATAAAATCTCCTAAATCTTGAATTTCCGTTGGTTTTAAATTTAATGATTCAGCCCATTTTTCATAATTTTCTTTTTCGTGTCCTATCATATTAGCAATAAAATCTGCATATAATTTTTGAGTTATTATATCTTCATACATTTTAGATACATTATCTAATTCTGTTTTTGCATCAAATTTTAGTAATGGGTCAGTTTTTTTTAAATTTTCCATTTGAAATTTTTGTTGATAAGTTCCTTCTGGATTAAAAGCTGTTCGTGTTCCTTGATACACTGTTCCTGTTGAAGTTTTAATTGGTGATATATTTGTTGTTTTAATATTAAAACCTGATGATATAGCATTTGAACTTGATTTTATATTAGAAGGTTGTCCTAATGCTGTTCCTCCTGTAATTGCTGACATATAATATAATTTAGAAAAAAATATTATATTTCATTTATAAAATTTCTTTTATACAACCCAACCTAAATTTCTCGCCTCTTGTATTATTTCTGATGGTTTAATTCCTGCTTCTCTTATTTTTTTAATTCCTTTTTGTTGAGTTTTGCTTAATCTTTCTCCTCTAGAAATTTTTAATAATGTAGAAGCGGAAAGTGAACCAATTCTTTTTCCTTCTTTAACTAAAACCATTTCTTTTATACTTCCGGATGGTGTTCTAACTGATGGCGATAATGAAAATTTTTTATATCCTGCTGATGCTTCGGCTGCTGCTGCTGCTGGACCTCCTCCTTCTTCTTCTTCTTCTTCTTCTGCTTCTG